GATTGACAGCGTACCAGTAGGCGCGGCAGTTTGTGAGGCATACACTCGAGCGGGCAAGTGTGGACCTTGTAGAGCTTGCTGGTCAAAAGATGTAGCGGTTGTTTGTTACATCGGACATGGGAAGACAATGGAAAAGAATCAACGGAACATCATAGCGAGGGCAGCATAATGAACGCAAAAGAACTAGAACAGATCATCACCGAATCAGTGAATAAACACACCACAATTGTTATGTCTCAGTTATGGGGTGTCGATGAAGATACGGTACTTGACAGAGTAAACAAGGAAGGAAGTGAGCAAGATTTATTTAAAGCGATACGCTCAAACATGATTAAGAACATTGACCCAAAAGAAATAGCGAGGCGACTATGAACCCAACACTACTTGACATTGCGATTCTATTCAGCTTTGTGCCAGTCTGGGCTGGCCTTTGCTGGGCTTACGAGAACTGGACAGATCCACGAGCGAGACGCAAGCGACAGCGCAAGGCACGACGTAAGGAACTGAAACGACAACTAGAAAGACAAGGAAGGTTACTACGATGAGAATCACAACAGCTAAAAAGTATTACGGATGTGAGACAAACTTCGGCAGCGATGGAATTATTATCGAGTTTGGTAGGTATACTGTCGATTTGTACTTGACAAAACGATTTAAAGTCTCAACCATGTACGCACCGCCAGATGATTACATTACATTCTCGTATATTGTTTGGCTTGGATGGTTACGCATAGAAGTATCTGGACGAATGGAGATGGAAGCATGAAACAACCAGAGAACAACCACACAAAGATGTTTGGCAACGATGGACCCGTTGGTAACGACGCAGAGATAATCGTGTACTACGAATACAACGGACCAGCGGAGCCAGTGCTACGCATACCGTTCTGGTACTACAAAGAAGAGCTAGGAATGTTTGAACACTTTGAGGCAGCAGTACATCGAGCAGCGAAGGCACTCAAAGAGTCGTATACGTACTGGCCTGAAGGTTATATACACGTGCAAACAGTTATCAATGATGAATATGTTAACATGATCTAGGAGAGAGGCATGATTGGAATGAATGTTATGTATACAGTAGAGTTATACGATGATGTATGGTCGCAGGTGTGGTCGATAGATTGTATTGATCAAGCAAAGGACTACGTATATTCTAAACGTGGCAATGGTAAGCGTTATCGAATTGTCAAGCACACAACGGAGGTAATTTATGAGCAGTAGAGAAAGCTGGGAAGTCTGGGCCGATGACTATCAGGACTACTGGGAAGCGAAAGGTAACTACGCTGAAGAGTTTGAACAGGATGACATCGAAGAATATAAACGCTTGCGTGATGAAGAAGAGTGATGTTAGACTCTATGCAGAAGAGCATAAAAGTTATATTAAATTTATTATCTTATAAGGTATTTAACCTATGAGGATCTCTAAAGAGCAGAAGATAATGGAACTTGTTGAACGGCAGTTGGACTTGTTAACCATAACGGAAGCGTTGAACATCGTAGGTGGATTCTTTACCGATCTGTTCGAGTCAATGGACGACGGTGAGATTGATGAACTGTACAACGACATGGGAGCAGGACGTAATGGCCTTCACTGAAACACACCAGCCTTGTTCAGACTGCGGTAGCAGTGATGCGTTATCGTACAACGAGGACGGCTCTAGTTATTGTTTTAACTGTAGCAAGTACACCAAAGCCGACAGCAGAGACAACGTGCGAGAGCTAGGATCTATCAGCGATGCACCAAAGCCATCGTTTAGCCAGACAGAACACCGTTTAATCACGGCGGAGTATAGATCTATAACTGACCGTCTCATTACAGGAACGACGGCGAAGAAGTACGCAGCATTAAAGCAGGGTGACATCACAACGTTTGGTTATTACAACCCTGAAGATCCAACAAAGCCCATCGCCGCCAAGGTACGTAACCCAGACAAGCGGTTCAGTATCATTGGTGATTGGAAACAGGCTGGCTTGTATGGTCAACATTTGTTTCCTGAAGGTGGTAAGTATGTGACTATCGTTGAAGGTGAGTACGATGCGTTAGCGGCTCATCAAATGACAGGTAGTATGTATCCCGTTGTCAGTGTCCGTAACGGTGCAACGTCGGCGGCAAAGGACTGTCGCCTTTTTTATGATTGGCTGAACAGCTTCGAGAACATTGTTATTTGTTTCGATGCTGATGAGCCGGGACAGAAGGCAGCAAAGGAGTGTGCTGATCTGTTCGGTAACAAGGCAAGGATTGTTAAGCACGTCAACGGCTACAAGGATGCGTGTGATTACCTTGTTAACAATCAGTCAGAGCTATACACCAAAGCGTTCTGGTCTGCTCAGCCTTACACACCTGAAGGTATCGTTGGTGCTGGTGAGCTACGCGATCTTATCAAGAAGCCACTCACCAAGGCGAAGGTACAGTACCCGTTCGATGGACTGAACAAACACCTGTACGGCATACGTACGTCTGAACTGGTGACGATCTGTGCAGGCTCTGGGCTGGGTAAGTCTACCCTTCTGCGTGAGATAGTCAGTTCCATCATGGCACAGTCTGAAGATAACCTTGGGTTGATGTTCCTTGAGGAGACACCTGAGCGTACCATGCGTGGACTGGTAGGTCTTGAACTGAACAAGCCTATCCACTTACCTGATTGCGAGTATGACGACAGCGATATTGATCTAGTGTACGATACGATGGACTATGAGAATCGTGTATATCTCTGGGAACACTTCGGTAGTAACGAGATAGAAAACGTACTGGGCAGGATGAGATACTTTGTTAAGGTACTAGGTGTACGTTATATCGTACTGGATCACGTGTCTATCTTGGTGTCTGACCAGAGCAACGGTGATGAGCGACGTGCTTTGGACATGATCATGACTAAGCTGCGGACGTTCGTACAGGAGATGGGTATTTGTATGTTCCTTGTAAGCCACCTACGACGCCCTGAGGGGAAGCAATTGGAGGACGGTGCTGTCACTAGCCTTGGTATGTTACGTGGCTCTGCGTCGATTGCACAGCTGTCTGATGCGGTCATCGGTGCTGAGCGTAACAGTCAGAGTGACGACGCCATTGTCAGAAACACGACCGTGCTGCGTGTGTTGAAGAACCGATACACTGGCAAGACAGGCAAGGCGTGTGAGGTATTCTACAATGAAGCAACAGGACGATTGACACAACGTGATGAGCGTGAGGAGAAACCGTTATGATCATACGTTTAGGGGAAACTGAACAAAAGATATGTGAGTATGTAGCCAAAGAAAGATATAACAATGCTCGCAAGAAAGGAATAACAGACAACAAGAAAGGTCCGCAATCGAACTACGATACAGACCTAGAAGGAGTAGCTTCAGAGATGGCGGCAGCGAAACTGCTAAACGTCTGGCCTGATATTCAAATTGAAGAGATACCTACACACGATTTAGTAGTAAGTAACTATACAGTAGATGTAAAGGCTACTAAATACAGAACAGGTAAGCTGATTGCCGCCTTGCATAAAAAAGATAAGGCATGTGATTATTATATGTTGATGTTAGGAACATTTCCGGAGTATTCTTTGGGAGGTTTCTGTAAGAAAGAGAAGTTACTTAACGAAGACACAATAACTAATCTGGGATGGGGTAGGCTTCATGCTTTAGATCAAGGTCAGTTGATGTCCTTGGATGATTTTAAAAAGGAAACAATGTTGTGAGATGTATTGCGTGTGACGTAGAGCTAACAGACTACGAAGCTACAAGACGGTATGCTGCTAGCAGAGAGTTTGTAGACTTGTGCAACAACTGCTCTGCTGTTAGTCTTTATGATGTTGCTGTGATAGACAGAGAAGATTTACGTACACTCGCAGACCTAGAGGAGATGTTATACCATGAGCAAGATTGGGACTTGGATATTAGAACAGGAACAGTTGATGGAGACTTATCAGAAGTTTAACCACGACGCTGAACGTAACGAACTTAACGAGACTTACCATGACTACCTGTTATTTGGATATAGAAACCACTTTGGATCACTCAACGATCTGGTGTGCAGTTACCAAGGTGAAGAACGATATACAAGTCCACACCTCACCAGACACATTGCAGAAGGTGTTGAATAATGCAGACAAAATCGTTGGACATAACCTCATTGGATTCGATGTGGGTGTTATTGATCGTGTTTGGAACGTACATATCCCTAGGCATCTTGTTGTGGATACTCTCTACCTCTCCAGACTTTACAACCCCAGCCAAGAAGGTGGACATTCACTGCGTAATTGGGGAACCATCCTTGGAGGAACAGGGAAGCTTGACTTCACAGACTACGACGGTGGACTGACTGACGAGATGGTTGAGTACTGTATTGCTGACGTTGAACTAACTGAGCGTGTTCATAAATGGTTGGATATGCAGCTATTCAAAGAGGGCTTCTCTGAGAAATGTATTGATCTTGAGCATCGTGTGGGCTGGATCGTGACTGAACAGGAACGTAACGGTTTCAAACTAGACGTACCCTTCGCAGAGAAGTTGATGATGGACTTGATGTTTGAGATGAACAACATTGAAGCAAGCCTTCAAGACATCTTCCCACCCATCGTTGAAGAACGTATCTCTGAGAAGACAGGCAAGCGTT